TTCAATATTTATAATCATGAACGCAAAAGAAGCACTAGTACAGATTAAGCAACTACTTTTCTCAGAAGCAGAAAAGCAGGCTGCCTTCGCAATGACCGAAGGTAAACTAGTAGATGGCACAATCGTAGCCTATGACCTTGAGACAGGTGAGATCTTTGTAGTAGGAGCAGAAGGTGAATCAATCCCTGCACCTATTGGAGAGCATCAACTTGAAACAGGTGAAATCGTGGTAGTCCTTGAAGAAGGTAAAATTGCAGAAGTAAAGAAAGCAGAAGAAGAGCCTAAAATCGAAGTTGAGATCGAGGCTGCTGCTGAAGAACCTGCTGCTGAAGAACCTGTGAAGGATGAAGCAATGGCCAAAGTAGAACAGGCTATGGGTGACCTTGAAAAGAAGGTAGAAGAACTTTCTAAGAAGGTAGAAGAAATGGCAAAGAAAAATGAGGAGATGAAGCAAGCAGTACAACTTTCTGCTGTGGTTATCGAATCCCTAGCCAAAGAACCAAGTGACAAAGCAATCTCTGCACCTAACTCATTTCATAAGGCTATGAAAGTTGAGAAGGATGACAGATATTCAAACATTCAAAAAGCATTTCAAATTTTAAAACAAAAATAAAATGGCCTTAGATTTATCAGCATTAACTAACTATGTGAAGGAGAATGAATTGCAGTTGACATCTGCTGCAATCTTCTCAGCAAAAACTGCTTCCCTTATCGAAGCAAGAGGAAATGTCCAGGTGGGTATCAAATCCGCTGAGACTATCAACATCATGACTACCGATGCGGTATTCCAAGCAGGTGGAACTTGTGGTTTCAACTCAAGCGGAACTACTACCATCACTCAAAGAACTTTGACTGTAGGCAAGATTAAAGTACAAGAATCAATTTGCCCTAAAACTTTCGAGGCGAAATATACTCAAAAGGCTTTGCGTGAAGGTTCTACTTATGACTACATGGCTTATGCTTCTGAGTATTCTGCACAGAAAGTGGAAAGAATCGGTGCTGCCCTTGAGACTGCTTTGTGGCAGGGTGATACAGGATCAGGCAATGCGAACCTTAACAAGTTTAATGGCTTGATTAAAATTATCAACGATCTAGGATTCGGTGGTACAGGTGATCCTATCAATGGAAACACTTCCAATTTGACTACCTTGACAAAGTCAAATGTTGAGCAGGCTGTAGATGAGATTTTTGCTGCTATCCCTGCTGCCCTTTTGGACAAGGATGATGTAGTGATCTTCTGCGGAAATGATACCTTCAGAGAATATGTACTTGCTTTGAGAGATTCCAACTTGTATCATTACCCTGTAGATGCTGCCAACATGGAACTAGTAATTCCAGGTACTTCTATCAAGTTGATTGGTGTGAATGGATTGAACGGAACTGACAAAATGTTCGGTGTATCTATGAGCAACTTGTACCTAGGTACAGATATGCTTAATGAGCAGGATCGTTTTGAATTGTTCTATGCTAAAGAGGCAGACGAGATGAGATTCGTAGTAGAATTCAAACTTGGAATTCAGGTCGCATTTCCAGACGAGATAGTGTTTTGGAAGTTGTATGTTGCTCCTTAATTGAGTAAAAATATAGGGGAAGGGATTGGCCTTCCCCATTCACATTTTAAATAAAGAAAAAATATGCCTTGTGCCTTAACTCAAAATTACACGCTTGATTGTAAAGATAGCGTAGGCGGTTTGACCGCAGTATATTTTGCACCTTACGAAGATTTGGCAACAGTAACCATAGCAGCAGGAGTAGTGACTACTTTGACTATGGATGCTACCAAGAGATTCTACAAGTATGATCTTGTGAAAGAATCTTCAAACTTCGCTGAGGCTGTGAATACGAATGTGCAGAATGGTACTATTTTCTATGCTCAAACTCTTGAAATTGTTCTTAACAAATTGCAGGTAAATACCCGAAATGAAATTGTTCTTTTGGGTAAGAATAGACTTGCTGTAATTGCTACAGATAACAATGGAGAAAACTGGTTTTTGGGTGTGGCTAATGGTTTGGATTTAACAGGTGGAGGTAGTGCATCAGGTACTGCTTTCGGTGATAGATCAGGATACACTTTGACCTTCACAGGTAATGAGAAAGAACTATGTCCTAAAGTGACAGCAGCGATTCCAATTACCTAAAATATTTGGTTTGTAGTTTATGTGAAAAGCACCTTCCTAGTGAAGGTGTTTTTTTTTGTGTACATGGAAACGCTTTTTAATATTTAAGGGTATGGTTATTATTCAGAAAGGATCAGCAAGTGCAATCTTCATAGCCCTATTTGATAAGAGGGAAACAAGCAGCAATACCTACACCTTTTTATTTCAGCATGAAGTGACAAAGGAAGAGGTGACCTTGAGCCTTGCAGATATCAGCACTCATAAAGAAAGGTACTCAGAATTCAATATCCTTGAGGTATCCTTTCAGAATAGCACTGTAGGCTTTTGGCGGTACTATATAACCCAAACGGGAAGCGGTGCTGACATCATTGCCACAGGAAAAATGGAATTGACAGCAACAAACCTAAGCACTGCGGGAGTGGTCAGATACAATGGCTACAATGGTAACTACAAAACATATACAACAGCATGATAAAGTTTTTCAAATTTGATCAAGTGCCTTTGCCAATTTACAAGGAAGTAAAAGGAAAGGATTGGATTTACTACGGGGAGCGTAATGATTACCCAAACTACCTGCTAAGAATCTACAATAACTCTGCGAAGCACAATGCAATCGTAACGGGCAAGGTAGACTACATCTGTGGTAATGGGTGGTCAGTAAAGGCTGAGGATGAAATGCAAAAGGCTAAGGCCTATGGCATGATCAATAAGGTAAATTCTGAAGAAGAATCTTTGAATGAGTTAACTAAAAAGTTAACTACAGACATGACCATCTTTGGAGGCTACTATCTCCAGGTGATTTGGACAAAAGCCACAGGTGAGATCGCAGAACTTTATCATGTAGACTACTACAAGGTGAGAACCAATTCAGACAATAGCGAATTCTATGTCTCCGATAATTGGATCAAGAATGACAACGTCAATCCAAGACCTGACTATGAGGCCTTCCCTGCATTTGATCCAAACAATAGAACAGGATCACAGATTCTTTACTTTAAGGAATACAGAGCAGGAGCAAATACCTATTCTTTGCCTGACTACAGAGGTGCTATTTCTTACATAGAACTAGATATCTCTATCGGTGAATACCACCTGAACACCATAAACAATGGAATGTTCTCAAGCAAGTTAATCAACTTGAATGGGGGTAAGGTAAGCCAAGAAGAAGAGGATAGAATTGAAAGACAATTCAAAGACAAATTCTCAGGATCAAAGAATGCAGGAAAATTCATGCTTGCATTCAATGACAGCAAAGAGAATGAGCCTTCAATCGTAGACCTATCAGGGACTGAACTTGACAAGCACTTTGACCTTTTGAATAAGACAGTTCAGCAGGAGATTTTTAGCGGTCACAAGGTCACAAGCCCAATGCTTTTTGGTGTAAAGACTGAAGGTCAACTAGGCGGTAGATCGGAACTCAGAGAAGCCTCTGAACTATTTCAGAACACCTATGTAAATGCCAAGCAAAGAAGCCTAGAAGAGACCATTAACTACCTGTATAAATTCAATGATCTACAAGCCCTGCTAGAACTTCGAAAGACTGAGCCTATAAACTTTGAATTTAGCGAAACGATTATCTCTGCCAACATGACGCAGGAAGAGATCAGAGAAAAACTAGGGCTTGCACCAATTGAAAAGAAAGAGACAGCAGGATCTCAGGACATTATAAACTCATTGAACAGCCTTTCTCCTTTGATCGCTACCAAGGTGGTAGAATCTATGGACGTGAACGAATTGCGAGGCCTTATCGGGTTACCAATTAGACAGGAAATAGTAACACCTACAGCAATCAATGAAGCACCTGTAGGGCAGCCTGATGCCTTTGCTGATCACAAGCACTTGACCTGCTCAATCTCTGAAAAAGATGCAGAGATCCTCAAGAAGTTTGAAGGTAAAGGATTCAGCAGAGACAGGTTCAAAATCCTAGAAAGCAATAAAATGTTTTTTAGCAGCATGGATGAATTCGTGAAGGAAGAACTATTTGCTGAGTACATCTTGAATGAGGTGCAAAGAAATATCCTTAAGCAGATTCAAAGCAATCCTGCTGCTACTGTTCCCGATATTGCAAAGGCTACAGGAATAGATGAGGCTTCTGTGATTGGTCGAATCAATACCTTGATTGATGACAATGTGATCGAAGAGAAGATTGACCGAGTAGGTCAGGTGACTAGAAAGATCACTAGATCAGGGGAAGCAGCGATCAAAAGACTTGAGCCTGTGACTTCTTTCCGTGTTCTATACTCTTATGAAGAACGCAAAAATGTACCCCCTGCTGAAAGCGGAAGCAGACCTTTGTGTGATAAGTTGTATAATGCTGAAGGCCCAGGGAAAAGCCTGCTATTTACAAGGGAAGAGATTCAAAACATCTCCAATCAACTAGGATACTCTGTATTTCAGTTGTGTGGGGGATGGTATAGAAATCCAAATACAGGCAGAACTACCCCATACTGCCGCCATGAGTGGGTTCGTAATGTAGTAATTGAAAAGACATCAAGATGAGTGCAAATGTTCTAA